AAGGGGTCCAAGACCACCTATGCAGACTACTGCGAGAAGCATGGTTTTAAATGGGCGCACAAAGTCATTCCAGATGACTGGATAGACGAGTGCGTCCGCGCAAGTGAGAGCAAGGGGTCGTCCTAGTGGCGGCTCCTTTTTTATTTCAGACAGGAGAGCGACTATGGAGATTGACAGAGATGTTGATGGAGCCGACTTTGTGCGGCATGAACCGTGCGATAAGTGCGGCTCGAGCGATGCAAACGCTTTATATACAGATGGTTCTATGTGGTGTTTTTCATGCCAAACGTACACATCTGGAGATTCAGAAGAAAACGACACTCCCCTACCACCTGGGCAAAAACCGGATAACTCACTTTTGAGCGGTTCAGTCAAGGAATTAAGGGCTAGAAAGATAGATGAAGCAACATGTCGAAAGTTCGACTATCGCGTTGGGGAGTACCAAGGACAGACAGTTCAGATCGCTACTTACAAGGACAGGCAAGGTAAGCCAGTCGCGCAAAAGATCAGAACTAAAGACAAACAGTTTTCAGTAGTTGGGAACGCTAAAGAGATGGGTCTCTTTGGTATGCACCTGTGGTCGGCAGGTAAAAAGATCGTTGTTTGCGAAGGCGAGGTCGACACCATGACCGTCTCGATGATCCAAGGCAATAAATTTGCAACGGTGGGTGTGCCGCATGGAGCGCAGTCAGCCAAAAAGCATTTGTTGAAACATCTCGATTATCTAAAGAACTTCGAAGAGATCATTCTTATGTTTGATCAGGACGAGGCAGGGATCGCGAGTGCAAAAGCATGTGCCGAAGTCTTGCCACTGGGCAAAACAAAGATTGCCGTGTTGCCACACAAAGATCCAAACGAGTGTCTCTTACAGGGACAGTCAGGTGCAATCATTACAGCAATACATCAGGCTCAATCTTATAGGCCAGATGGCATCGTCAGCATGGAGGATCTGAGATCGACTATCGCTGTCAAAGATGCTGAGTCACCAATCAAATATCCATATCCAAAACTAAATGAGATGCTCAAGGGGATCAGAACAGGTCTGATCACTTTGGCTGCCGGAAGCGGCGTTGGCAAAAGTACGTTGATACGAGAGTTTGCATATCGGATCCACATGGACGGTTTCACTGTGGGGATGATGATGTTGGAAGAGTCGACTAAACGAACCTCCCAAGGTTTGGTCGGCCTCCACATCAACAAGAACATCGTTATCGACGACGACGCTGCAACCAAAGAAGAGATCGAGGAGGGATTTGGAGACCTTTTGTCCCATGGTCCCATTTACCTCTTCGATCACTTCGGATCCACGGACATGGATACAATCGAGAACCGTATTCGATACATGAAGCACGGTCTCGGGTGTGACGTGGTCTTCTTAGATCATGTGAGCATATTGATTAGTGGCATGACCGGAGAGACGACCAATGAGAGAACCATGGTCGACTCGATCGTCCACCGCCTCAGAGTTCTTTGCTCAGAGTTGGATCTGGCATTGATCCTCGTGTCTCACCTTCGACGTCCAAGTGGCGACCAAGGTCACGAAGGCGGTGCCAAAGTATCTCTTGCACAACTCAGATCCTCACATTCGATCGCTCAGTTGAGTGACGGCTGTATCGGTCTGGAAGTTGATGCCGAGGATCCGACGGCAGGTATTCGAAACCTTGTTGTCCTAAAGAACCGATTTACTGGTGAAGTCGGTCCGGCAGGTCAACTCCAGTACGACAGAGAAAAAGGGCGTCTCGTGTCGGTAGAAGAGTTCAGCCCATTTTAAACAGGAGTATCTAATGAACGACTTAAAGAACAACTGGCAACAGAAAGAGTTGCCTCTCGCAATGAGTGATGCGGAAATCAATAAGATGGCAGATGCCTATCTCGACTACACGCTGAAAACTTCGATACAGGCTTATCATTCAGTTAATCACTCGAAAAAGGAACGACAGATCCTCAAGGTTATTTTTGATGCAGGTGATCGAGGGATCATCAGTTCTGAGATACAGCAAAAGTTACCTCATATGCCGTACGGATCTGTCACCTCAAGTTTTAAGAAACTCACTGACGATGGTGTCATTGAGTGCGTTGGGATCCGCAAGAACTTTCGCGGAAGAAATCAAAAAGTCTGGAGAGCAACTCAATGATAAGTAGAGCATCTGATACCCACAACTACACCATGAACGAATATCAAGCGGACATGGCGCACACTGCAATCTATAGAGACAAGATAATCTATCCGGCATTCGGTCTAGTAAATGAAGCCGGAGAGGTTGCAGGTAAGTTGAAAAAGATCATGAGGGATGAAGAGGTGTCTGTAGAGGGCTTTGTTCTGACTGATAAACAGAGAGCGGCTGTAGCAGCCGAACTCGGTGACGTTCTCTGGTATGTTGCGGCTCTAGCAAAAGATCTGAACGTCTCTCTCAATGAGATCGCAAAGATGAACATCGACAAACTTCATGACCGTCAACAGCGTGGAGTAATCGGTGGATCTGGAGACAACCGCTGAGATGGATCTTCGACCTAGAAAGCAATGGTCTACTTCCAACAATGGACAGGATCCACTGTCTTGTGTTGCGAGACATAGACAACAAAGACGTCAGGCAGTTTGGTCCTGACGAGATAGATGAGGGTGTTCAACTCTTGGCAGAAGCCGAGGAGATCATTGGACACAATATCATCGACTTCGATATCCCTGCAATTCAACTCATATATCCCGACTTCAAACCGTCAGGCACGGTTACGGATACCTTGGTCCTATCTAGGTTGATCAAGCACGAGTTGTTTGCCGAGGATGCAGAGAGAGGCTTCAGTATCGATGACTTCCCAAAACGAATGTGGGGCAGTCACTCTCTGAAGGCTTGGGGACTTCGACTGTACAACTTCAAGGATGACTATGAGGGTGGATGGGAAGAGTTCTCAGATGAGATGATGACTTACTGTGTCCAAGACACTCACGTCACTCACACTCTCTACCACCACCTCATGAAGACAGATCCGAGTGAACAATCGATCTACCTCGAACACCGGATGGCTGAGATCTGCAAAGAGATCGGTAACAATGGTTGGACTTTTGATGGTTCAGCGGCTGCCGAACTATACGCCGACCTCAGTCAGAAAAGACATGAGATCGAAGACAGTCTGAAGGATCTCTTTCCACCTTGGGAAGTGACTGAAGACTTCTATCCAAAGCGAGACAACAAGACCCTCGGCTACAAGAAGGACGAACTGTTCGTCAAGAAAAAGACAGTCTACTTCAACGCCGGATCTCGACAGCATATCCAGAAGTGCTTGCAAGATAAGTACAACTGGAAACCCAAGACTTTCACTGAGAGCGGACAGGCCAAGATCGACGAAAAGGTCTTGAACTCCCTACCCTTCCCAGAAGCCAAGAAACTGGGCGAGTTCTTTTTGTTACAGAAGAGGATCGGCATGTTGGCTGAAGGATCTGGATCGTGGATGAAGAAGGTCTCAGACGATGGCAGACTAAGACACACTATTGTGTCCAACGCTTGCACATCATCGAGAGCGGCTCATCGATCTCCAAACTTGGGTCAAGTTCCTAGTGCCGGATCTCCGTATGGCAAAGAGTGCAGAAGCCTCTTTGGTCCACCGGAAGGATGGGTCTTATGCGGTACGGATCTTTCGGGAATCGAAGTGCGCTGTCTCGCCAGTTATTTGTATCCTTACGATAACGGTGAGTATGCCAAGCAGATACTCGAGGGTGACATCCACACCTACAATCAGAAAGCAGCCGGACTCGAGACACGTAGCCAAGCCAAGACGTGGTTATATGCAACGCTCTACGGCGCAGGTGACAGTCTCATCGGACAGATCGCCGGAGGTAAAGCGGCACTCGGAAGAAAACTAAAGCAAAACTATGACAAGGCAGTCCCTGCCTTTGCGACATTGAAAAAGCGACTGAAGAAAGCCTACGGAAGAGGTTACATCAAAGCCATTGATGGTCGGAAGTTACAGATACGCAGTGAACACCGCTGTCTCTCACAACTTCTGCAATCATGCGGTGCCATTGTTTCTAAGCAATGGGTGATGATGACCTACGATGAAATCAAGAAACAACACGGCGACGACGCTTTTATCATGGGTTGGATCCACGACGAGATGCAGATCGCTTGCCGGAATAATGAGGTAGCACACAATGTCGGTAATATCGCTAGACGAATGGCGCAAGCGTCAGGCACTGCTCTCGGACTTAAAATCAGCATCGCCGCAGAGTATTCCGTGGGATCAACTTGGTCTGACACGCACTGAGGTCGATGACCACGTAAGCAATCTTGTAGCCCTCTACATCGTTCTCGATCGATCATGGCGTTCACCTTTTACAGTAAAGTCTGACTTTGCTCGTAAGAGTGCAATGCACGTAGCGATCGCAGCGAGTGAGGGCTTCATAACCACAAAAGTAGATACAGACACTTGGGGATCACGATGGTGCATCACCGACGTCGGTATGGAAACAAAAGGAGAGGTCGATGAAGTCCTTAAAGAAATCCTTCCCCCACACAGTCCTGTTAGTTGACGGAGATCTCTATCTCTACAGGATCCTCAGTTCATGTGAGACTGAGACGGACTGGGGCGAAGACATATGGAGTTTATCCACAGATTTAAAGGAGGCCAAGAAAGCCTTCGATGAGATGATGGACTTCTTTGCTCTGAAGTTAAGAGCCGAAGAAATGTTCATCTGTTTTTCTGGTCACAACAACTTTCGGAAGTCGGTAGATCCTACTTACAAAGCGAGTCGGAAGAAGACCAGAAAGCCGATCGGTTATAAAGCAATGATCGATTGGGTCGACGAACGCTATCAAACAATCCAAATCGATAAACTCGAGGCGGACGACGTGATGGGGATCATGGGGTCGGTCGAGGGGACAAAAGCCATTGTGGTGTCCGACGATAAAGACATGAAGTCTATACCGTGTCGCCTTTACCGACCACAGACCGACGAGAGGCTTGAGATCTCTCTCGCAGACGCAGACAGACAGTTCTTTACTCAGACTTTGACTGGTGACGTGACAGACGGTTACTCCGGCTGCCCAAAGATCGGACCAAAGACTGCCGAGAAAGTTCTGGGCATGTCGCCTAACTGGCGGCTCGTCGTCAACGCTTATCAAAAAGAGAAACTCGATTTTAACTATGCGCTCACTCAAGCGCGACTTGCTCGGATCCTTCGTTCCACTGACTGGGATGATGAGAAGGGTGAGGTAATTCTATGGGAACCTGCAGCATGACTAAGATGGAAAAATTCATCCTCGACAACTGGAAAGAATACGAACGCACTTGCAAGGCTGAGTGTAAGGCCGTGGCTAAACACACAGGCCACAAGCGAAACGTGTGGATGCAAGAAAGGAATGTCTACTATGGCAAGCCCTCTAAGGCTCGACTTTATCCTCGAGACATTAAGACAGAAGAGAGATGCCTTCGTCTCGTCGATCTCCATAAGGAAGGACACTCTTGGCAGACGATCGCGGACATCGTGGGGCTTAGGATTCAAAACGTGGCACGAGTTCTCAAGC